AAATCTGCTAAAACCGATCGAGGTATATGCGTCGAACCAACTTTGAACTCTTATGTTCAACTAGGTATTGGCGCACTTATCCGAGATAAGCTTAAGCGGATCGGGATCGATCTTAGTACTCAGGACACAAATCAGCGCCTTGCGCGCGAAGCTTATACTAAGAAACTATCTACCATCGATTTGGCTGCGGCATCTGACTCTATGTCAGTTGCTTGCGTTGAATTTATGGTTGATACAGACTGGTACAAACTTCTTGATTTACCCAGATCCCCGTTTACTCTCATTGAGGGCGAACAGATTGAATTAGAGAAATTTAGTTCAATGGGAAATGGATATACGTTTGAGCTCGAAACACTAATTTTTGTTAGCGTTTGTAGAGCCTGCGTATTACCTGAAGACTATCACGATATGACTGTATACGGAGACGATATCATCGTTCCTGAATATGCAGCTTCATCGGTAATCGAAGTCTTGAACTTTTTAGGGTTCAAGGTTAACACAGAGAAAAGCTTCCTGGCAGGAAACTTTTTTGAGTCGTGCGGTACTGATTGGTTTAAAGGCCAATCAGTCCGACCCTTCTTTTTGCGGGCTAAGGGGGATAGTGATATTCCCTATGCCGTACAAATAGCAAACTCTCTTAGGATTTACGCTTCACAGCGAATGTCCTTTGAAGATTGCGATCCCAGATTTTTCGACTTGTGGCGTAGCGTGTTAAAACACGTTCCGTCTGCTTGGCGAAAATGTAAGGTACCCCATAGCTTTGGCGATAGTGGAATTATCTCATCTTATGATGAGATTCCATATATATCTCCAGACTATGGTGGTGCCTCGAAAGGGATTGAAGGTCAGTTAGTCAAGCATATAGTTCTAGTGCCTAAGAAGCGCATAACGCGTTCCATAGGTTTTCTGTTCTTAATGCTAGCTATAACACGAAAGGAGAGCCATGATCGAGAGATCAGAGACCCACATCTGTGGAGGAACAGGAAGAATTATCTTATAGATGATTCCCCCCCGCGTAATGGCTTTGAGCCTATACGCGGCCATCTCGGCAAACCGAAAACTAAACTGTCTCTACACGTTCGTGCGGAGACTATCGGTCTTTCATGGAGCAACCTCAGGGCTTAAAGCCTTGTATGGAAACTTCATAGATCGCTTTCAATTGTGAAAGTGGGTGATAACACCTTTGTTATCTTTAAGGAGCGTAGCTTGCCATGCT